GTTATCAAGTTTGTTGTTAATGATAACTGTTTCCATTTCGGCATGATCAAAAGGTAAATCCTGGAACCATTTAGGTAACCGTAATTCGTCAACAGGATACGCAACTGAGGTAAATCCTAAAGGGTTAGCTTTGAGCTTACACACAATAACTTTCATTCCGTCAACAATTTGTTGACTGTATTTGTCGCTGTTCATCCTTTTGAGCGTATTCCAGTTAATACTTGCTCTAACATGACCAGGCATATTAGCCTTGCCAAGTTTCTTCTCCTTCTCGGAGTAGTCTGTAATGTTGTTTGCACGTTTTGGACTTCCTTTCTCCCAACCCGGTCGGGCTTTAAATTCTGTTCTAAATTCTACGATACGATCTAGAATTTCTTTTTCTTCAGAACCATTTAGAACTTTTGTAAGTACTTCTTCTAGGAACTTCTGCATAAATTCAGGAGTATCCGAACGCTTAAGGTCTAGGCCCATAGCCTTAATCTTACCTGGCTTACCATCTACATCAGTACGCTTGCCTTCTTTATCATAGTAAAGAACAGCATAACGCTTCTTGGTAATGAACAAGCCTTTAATAGCAACAATTTCACGACCAGCTTTAATAACTTCTCCTCTGCTTTTTGGACAGTGGAAATGATCTAGCATCATCTGCGGGAATGTTCCGTTCACTTCTGCCGCAATGTTATCATATAGTTGAACTACAGTATCTTTATCCCATGGGATTTCTTTTTTGTTAATCTCATTTTTAAGACTTGAATACGCACTAAAATATGCAGAGTCTGTATCACCATAGATAATTGCTTTGCCTACATGGTTGTATTCTCCAGTGACAACTTCATTTATTTTTGCGGCCATATGACGAGCAATCTGTCGTCCGGTAAGAGTTGTGGATTGCCCAATACGATCATCAAAGAACCTGCAACCAACGTTAAGAATAGCACCGTATAAGCTATTGAGGTTAATCTTTTTAACCAGCTGTCTTTTATCCCAATATTCTTCTTCAATTTTATTCTCCGCTTTAATTGCTTCTTTTAATTTTGCCTGCATTTCTTTTCGCTCGGCATACCAGCGTTTTAGCAGACCAGGGATAACGCCTTCGTGTTCGTGTGTAAAGATAGTGCCGTTTGCACTAAGCATCCAGGGCTTACTACTGTTAAAGATTAATTCGTAAATCTGAGCACCGCTCATTACATCAGTGCTGCCGTTTTCCCAATCAATGATAATGTCGTTTGACTTATCTTGATTCATCACCATCTCATATTCATTAACAGCGAACTTACCTTCCCAGCTGGCTGCAAAGCTATCGCCTTTAGCCTGTTTAGCTTCGACTTCTGCTTTAGTATAGTCTGGGCGAAGTTGTCCGACAATAGTTTCCGGGCCCATGTTAAGCGCACGAATGACAGACGGATACAGACTATTAATGTCCATTGATCCAATCCAATCATGTAGGCCTTTTTTAGGATATGCAACATAAGCACCTGCGGCCTGACTGTTTGCAGTTTCATCTCTGCGAGGACGACTTGGCACAATCATGCCACGATGATGTGCTTCATTTACAATAGCCTGTTCTGTAACAGCTACAGCACCCATAGTTGTTTGTAGCAATACAGTATTTTCATGAGCAACTGTGTTTGCTAAGTCGATGAATTTTAATTTCTTGTCTAGTTTATCTAACAGCGCACAGTCTTGCCTGTTGTATTCGATAAACTTACGGAAGTCGTTATTGTAAAGCTGGTCAAGTGTTCCTTCGTAGACAGTCTTACTCTCGCCTCCAGACGATATGAGTGACGCTCTTCGTATGTGTACTTGCGGTACAACTCGAGACTGTCCAAATGAACGCGACCAACCAAGTCATAAGTAACAGCCGCTTTTCCATATTTTTCGTACTCTCTTTTCTTAGGAAATTGACCCCATAGACATAATCTACGAGTGTCTTCTTTGCTCAACACTTTGATAATTCTATTTACCGTATACGGCATATCAAAGCCCTCGCTGTTCCAACCGCTTAGTACATCAGCATCTTCAATTAGGTTTAAGAATGTATCTAACATTTCGTATTCTGTTTCAAACAAGAATGTGTTAGGAAAATCTTTAACCTGTTCTTTTGCCTGCTCCATGGTAATTGTCTTTGGAGGAATAGCAAGACACACTAATGTGTCTAACCATTGTAGGTGAACAGCAATCGCAGTAATAGGCATGAATGCATCATCGGGAGATGCATAACCCCTTTCTGGATCGAAGTCCACCTCAATATCCCAAAAAGCTACATTTAGTTTAGGTGCGTCTTTACCTAGATAATTTTCTTCTAGGCATCGGAATACTGGGTTGATGTCACTTTCGTACAGTTTGTATCCGCTATGGATTTTTTGCTCTTTAATAAACTCTTTAAAAGTTTTAGCAGTAACCCTAGATAAACTGTCACCGTGGATTGATTTGTACTTGCCCTTTGGATCTGGGTAGTAGAATAAGTAACGAGCAGGATATGTCTGATATAGTCTGCCCTTTTTAGGATCTCGTTCGACGACATGAATGATGTCCTTTTCGCGATCCCAAATCGCGTCTGTATAACTCACTAATTTTCTCCATTGCAATTTTAGGCTTGCAAAATACCAACATGATCATTTGTGGCTGATCAAACCTTTCTCTTATGTATTTAATAGTCGAATATATCCGATAAGATCAATAGTGACCAGTAGGATATAATTTGCAACCATGCCTGTGCTTCTTCGTGTCCATGCCGCCCATCCGAATATAGCGCACTGCGTTATAAAGATAGGGTATAGCCAAAAGAACAGCGGATCAGTTGCTCCTGCCGCAAGTGTTAATGAGCAGCCTAGGCTCATGAACCATGCGGTAATTTCTAAAACAAAACGAGTAGGCCACTCTTTGTAGTCACCTTTTGCCCAATTATAGATATTGGTAAAGGTGTTAGTAACTTGATCCATTAGTCTTCTTGCTTACGGTGAGAGTGTCCACTAATATCAACGATTGTTTCTAAATCGTCGAATTCACGCCATACTTGATCCCACTGATCTTTCATGGAAACTCTAATTGCTTTTTTAATGACACTAGGCTTTACTTCTAGTTCTTCTGCTACAGCTTTGATTGTTTCATTTAGACCTTCTGTTAGGTCTTGAATCTCTTGCATGACGGTCATGCCCTCTGCAACGATTTGTTTGATTTTTGCTTGTTCCGGTGCGCCAAATGCTTTGCCCATAATAATCTCCTTGATACTAATAATACACTAGTAAAGCAAGGAGATCAAGTAATTTCTAAACTATTATGCCCAAGGTAGAGCTGTTTCTACTGCAACGGGTCTTGCTACCTCTGCTAACTTTTGATCTAGGTATTGGTAATATTCGCCTTCTAGTTTTTCACCTAGTTTTGCCTTAACCCAATCGATTACCTGAGAAAGTTCCAAAGAAGAATATGCAATAAAGTTATCAGCATCGGGCGTATCTAGGTTAACTGTCCCCTTTACTTCGGTTGTATTTACACCGTCGTTACCAGTTAGTGTCCAATAAACAGTGGACACAGCATTTTCTAAACCATTTAATGATTCAACAGATTCTAATTTTGTTACAGTCCATTCGTATGTATTTGACATAAGTTTTCCTTTATTCTAAAAATGTATTAGCAAATTTTATACACAGATTTCTAACTTCATCGTTGTCAGTTTCTTCTAGTGTATATTTGGCATGATCATTATGTTGCGTTGGATCAATATAACCGCAGTATACTTTTCTACAATTAATTGAATTTACCAAATCAGTACAACTTTCACCGTACCTACCATCTGCCATTTCAGAATCATCTTCGTTACAAGGGCTTAATGTAGTTACAATTATGCTACCTTCTGGTATGTCGCCATAATGCTCAACATACCGATCAATAGCAACTCTTTCAGCATGGCGTCTAGTTCCGTCTCCGGCCGCCTCGTTAACACCGTAGACTTTGCGGTTTTCGGGGTCTAAGACACAGGCCGCAACCATCCCGTATTTTATAGGATCATGTTTCTGTCCTTCAATCATGTGGTGGCAGAGTTCTAGAAGGATTTTATCCAACTTTGGGCGATTGTGTATTTCATAATCGCTTTTTTCGAACTCGAAGAGTCTCATTTTTTCTTGCTTGGCTCATTGGCAGCATAATGTGCCGCAACAGCCATTTGTGCCTTTTTCTGAGGAGTTTTATTTTTAAACTGATGATACTTATTAGGATCAGCTTTCTGAAAGTCTTGTACCCAAACATCGGTAGGTGCGTTTGGATCTAACTTCTCTGCAACCTTAACTGCAAGACTATTCATATAAGCATCTTCGCGACAGTTCCAACGGCGTAGTGCCTTATTGATTGGGCTATCTGGATCTCTCTTGGTCTTAGCACTAGCGTGAGCTTTCTTCATACCGCTCATACGAGCACAGAAGCTCTTACGGCGCTTTGCAGCCTTGCCACCTTTCTTTAGTTTGCTAGGCTTTGTAGTTACAGCAGTCTTTAACTTGCTACCTGGATTCTCTCTGCGATATGCTTTAACAGCCTTACGACTCATGCCGTCTGTCTTATCTTTCTTATTGACCTTTTGCCAATCTTCTAATAAACTATCTAGGTGGTCAAAATAGTCAGCGCCTTCCGCTACACCTTGCGCTTTTTCTGCAGCCTGAATCTGACGCCATAGGTTATTCATCGGACCTTCCATGCTTCGAGCTCTACGCTCTGCGTCGGAAAGATTTTGTTCTCTATCAGCATACTGCCAATTACTGCCACCTAGTGATTTGT